CGGCAGCTCCGGACTGTCGCCGAGCGCCAGAGGCCCGCACGCGAGATAGCAGAGGCCGCGGTAGTTCAAGACCTGGTCAGCATGGCGGCTATCGAGATAGCCCCATTCGGTCTGTGAATATGATCCCGAAAACAACGTCGAGTTCACCAGCGACAGCGAGTCGTTGCTGGTAGCATTGGAGCCGAGTAGCTCCGCGATCAGCAGCACCGGATTGATGGTCTGGTCGGAAGGCTGGGAAATTACGGTCTGATTGTTCCAGATCAAGCCGATGGTTGTGATCGGCCCCTCGCATATCCCGATGATCACTGCGGCCGTGTAAGTCGTTGATCCAGAGCCGCCGCCCTTGCCGCTCGACCCGATGCCGCCCTTGCCACCGCCGCTAGATTTGCCCTGTTGGGCCGCGAAATCGTTATACCAGATCATGTTGCCAGCGATCCGGTTCTCGCCCCACAACAACGGGATCGGCTTGCCTTGAATGCTGGTCTGCACGCGCAACGACGTGGCTGGCTGCGTCGTCGAATTAACCTTGCGCGCGCCGAATACCGCCACGGCCTATGTCCACATAGAGAAGAAGCGGCGCGGCGTTGCTCCCCACTGGCCGCCCCGCCCGTGGTCACGATGGCATGAACCGGAAAGATAAAGAGCGTGGACGATCTCGGGCCAGCCAGGATTGATGATGATCGCGCCATGAGATAGCGCCAGGCCATAGCGATACATCACAATATCCCCGGGCTTCGCTTGGTCTTCGGTGATCTCGCGAGCGTGCCGTGTCACGATGCCAAGATAGAGTTCCGCGCATTTGTGCAGGTGCCAGTCTGGCGGATAGTAGGGCACTTCGAATGGCGGGATGATGCCGGCGTTAACATAGACCGCGGCGAGCAACGTCGCGCAATCAACGCCGCCGCGCTCGACGATGCGGCCGGCTGCGTCCCGCTTAACCTTCACCATGGCGTGGTGATGGTACCGCGTGCCGATCCACGTCATGGTCTCCGCGACCACCGCAGCCCGGCCTTCGGCTTCGGTCATACCGCCGTCTCTGGCGCAGGGATGTAGGGCTGGCCGCCGAAGTTGGCGATGTTGCCGAACAGGTTGCAGGTCGTCGTCGTCTTATCGCAGCCGGGGTACAGCGTCACCTGGTCGCCGATCGCCGGCGGCGATGGCAACGGCGCGATCATATAGATCTGAGTATTGCCCAAGTAGGAGCCGGCCAGCATGCTGCGGATCGTGCGAGAGAAGCCGGCGTTGACCCCGCTGGTCACCGTCAGGCTGCCCAGCGCGAATGTGCCAGAGCCTGGCGCACTGACCGGCGTCACATATAGGATCTCGCCGGCGCTCCCTTCCTGGATCGTCGCTTCGACCGCATAGCTGTTGCGGCTCAGTGTGCAGCCGACATCGAATAGGACATGGCCGCACGGCGCCTGATATAGATTGCGCGGCATTGTGATGCCGAGCAGCTCCAGGTGCGAATTGATCGAGATGGTCGCTGCGGTGCGACCGACGTCAATCTCGGCAACGCGGCCGGTGAAGATATTAACGATCCCCGTTGGCGTCAGCGCAGGAATCCGTGGGAACGGCGGCCATGCGGCGAAGAAAGCCCTCTCGACGTACGCGACGGCACCATCGAAGACGCCGGCCTGCGCCGCGGCTAGCCAGGGAACGGTGCCGATCTTGTCAGGGTAGGCCGTGCCGTTCAGATCGCTGTTCCGAGGCTGGACGGTGACCTGCCATGTGTCGACGTCGAGGCCAACCTTCCAGTGTGCTACGGCCTTTGTGCCGTGCTGCTGATCTTGGTCGAAGGCCGGCGCACCATGAACCCAGACGTTCGTGCCGTCGGTCACGTCTGTGTCGCCAGTCGAATACCGCAGTGGCACGCCATCGTTCAGCGTTCCGGTCAATTCGAACGTGTAGAGATCGCACCAGACGAACTGGCGTGTCGCCAGCAAGGCCACGGTGGCGCCCGGCGAGACCTCCCAGCGCGGCGTCTTCATAGCTTCACCGTGGTGAACACGAGCTTCTTGAGTTCCCAATAATTATAGGCAAATTGGTCGAAGTCGACCGCGTCGTCATCGAACCGGCAAAGCCACACGAAGGTGCCGCTCCAGGTCAGCGGCGCGCCAACGCCAGGCGCGACGTTGAAATTCACCAATCCGTTGAACAGCGTATAAGCGCCGGTCACGACGCCGCCGATCATGATGGAGGCGCTTTCAACAGCGAAGAGAGGATCGACGAAGCCGCCGAGCGCCCTCACCAGCTGGAATGAGCGCGTTACACCGTCCCCGACGCCAAAGCCTTGGTTGAACGCTTGATTATCAATCGGGTCCAGATAATAGAACGCGCCGGCGGCGCCGCTGCATTGATTGTAGAACCCGACCAAGGTCTGCCATTCGATGTGCGCCACGTCGCTCCGCAGCATCGAGTACGAGATCTCGTAGCGATAACGCGGATAGCTCCACAGCGCGAACCGCGTGTCGATGCCGGAGATCGACTGTTGCTTCAACGTCGACCAGACCGGCGTCCGCTTGACCGGCCATTCGATGCCGGTGAGCGTCGGAAGAAGTTGCGGCGCGGCCATGTCAGTATGACGGCCGAGCCGCTGGGTTCATGTTCATGTAGCGCGACAGGCTGGATGCGAGCGCAGGTAATTGCTGCCGCAGGAATGCCGCTCCCGATTGCGTGTCGATCGCGTTGATATTGACCGTCATCCCGACGGGCGTACCGCCCCCACCGCCGCCGGACGTCGCGTTACGAATGCCCTCGGCGAACGTCGCCGGTACGACCATCTCGCCGGCGTGCAGGTTGGCCAGCATGTCCTGCGGCACGTCGAAGGATCCTGTTGCCATCCCGGGTGCACCGCTGGCCAAGCTCGCCACTGCTTCGACCGCCACCATGGATGCCGCGGCGGGCGCGGCCGCACCGGGCCCCATCGAGGGAGCCAGGAAGGCGAAGACGCTGGCGAACACTTTAGCGGCTTCGGTCATGATCCACTTGATCGCATCGCCGACGACCGACGCGATAGACGCGGCAGAGCCGGCCGTATCGGCCGCCGTGCGCGCCGCCGCGCCAACCGTGGTGGCCGTCGTCTTGGCCGTCTCCGCGGCCTGCGTAGCCGTCACCTGCGCCAATTCCGACACGACCCACGATTCGAGCCGCTGCGCCGCCATGCGGACGAAGCTCATCAAGATCGACTGCGCCGCTCGGGCGCTCGCCTGCGCCAAGGTTTGCGTGCCCTGGATCATGCCCGTGATGGACTGATCGAATGCGCTGGTGATCGGCGAGAGATAGCTATTCCACTGCTGCTCTTGCTCTTTGAGCGACTTGTCGTTGAGCGACGCGATGTCCGCGTTGTGCTTTGCGGTCAGATCCTTGATCTGATCCTGCACCTTCTGGACGATGGTCGGATATTTGCTCCACGTCGTCTCGAAGGTGTTGAGCGCTTGCAGGTCGGCCTGATAGGCGTCGTTGACCGCCTTGATTGTGTCGTTGAGCTCTTGCTGCTTCGTCAGCTTGTGCGCCGCGACTTCCTCGTCCCAGACGGCGGTCTTTTCGGCCAGCGACGACTTCTGCGCCTGCACATCGGCGGCATAGCCCTGCTCGGCCTGCTGGAATTGCTGCTCGTCATGCTGACGAATGAGTTCGTCGCGATGCTTCAGCTCGTTATCCAGCTCGGTGGTATAGGCTTTGCCGGCGGCGGTCAGTAGAGCGATCTTCTGGTTCTCAAGCTCCATGACCTTAGCGAAGTCGTCTTTGTTCGCCGCCTGCTGCTCGTTCAGCGCGGCGATGTGCTCCTTAACGCCTTCCTTTGCGGCAGCGGCGTTACCGCGTAGCTCGGACTCGGCCAGCTGGATCCGCGCCTTGCTCTCCCGCGCCTGGGCCTCAGTCTTCTCCTTTTCCGAGAGGCCGGCTTCATTGGCAGCGTCGTGCCAGAAGCTGATCTCAGCCGTCAATTCGGCCTTGCGCAGCTGCGTGCTGCTGGTCGCGGTCGTTGCAACCTTCGTCAGAATTTCCTGCAGCGCAGCGTCGTGCTGTTGAGTCCAGGACGTGACGTCTGCCGACTTGTTCTGCTCAGCGCTGACGTTGGCGAGCGCAGACGCAAGACGATCGGCGCGGGTGGCTGCCTGCGTGTCGATGTTTGCGGACTGCGCCAGTCCTGTGGCAGCGGGGCCGGCCGGGTTTCCGGTGAGCCTTGCAGCATTCGCGCGGGCGCGGGCCAGGTTCAAGGTCTCGTCACCAAGCATCGTCTGGTTGGTGACTTCCGTGGTGTTGCGGGCCAACTCCTTCAACAAAATCGAGCGCGCCTCGATCGCCTGATTGTTGGTCGCCGCAGCCGTAAACGCCTGGATGGTCTGTGCGCTGGCGCGTGTCTTGTCCAGCAACTCGGCGCCGGCCTTCGCATCGAGGCTCCATGCCTCAGCCACCCGTGCAGCCGCTTGCACGTTGTCCACGCCCATCCGCAATGCGAGGTCGCGCGTGTCGGCGGCCAGCTCGTCCAGCACCGGCTTGGTGATCCCGTGCATGCTCAAATAGGCATGCGCGATTTTGCCGACTTCCTCGGTCGTTACGCCGCTCAGGGTGCGCATCCCCATGACGGTTCTGTCGATTTGATCCTGGCTGATGCCAGATCCGATGCCGCCCGCTTCCGCCGACAACTTGGCCTCGTGAACCTTGCCCAACCACTCGACCAGGTGGATGGCGGCAATCGCGGCCACGCCCATCGCCCCGGCAAGGCCCATCATCGCCATGGACGTGCCGCCAAGGCGCTCGGTCAAGATCATCAGCGAGCCGCCCACGCGGCTCAGGCGCCCCTGCAGCAGCTCGTGCACCACCACCATGGCCTCGATGGCAGCGCCATGGTTGCGGGCTGCGCTGGTGGCTGTATTAACCGCCTGCGTGGTACCCTGCGTTGCCGAGGACGTTTGCTGGACGGCGGACGTGGCCTGCCGCGCCGCCGTCGTAGCAGCTTGCATGCCAACACCAGCCGCCTGCGCTGCCGTGCCCAGCCCCAGCATATCCGGCGTGATGGCACGCAAATTGCCACCAGCAGCCTGCAATGCCGCTGCGAAGTCCTTGGCACTGACGGTCGCCTGCGCCATCGGCGTCGAGAACGGCGCCGTGTTCGCGGTGACGCTAACTTGAATTGAGTCGGACATGCGCCCTCACATCACGACCGGACGCCCGGGCTCGACGCCCATGACCTTGGCCCAAGCGGCGAGACCGCCCGTGACCTTTGGCTTCGGCCTCGGCGTGCCCCGCACACGAATCTCGGGCGGCGGCTTATATTTCAGGTATCCGGCGATCAGCCATTCGGGCCGCGGACGACGGCGCCAGTGCCGGTGCAGTTCCGTGTAGTCGGCCAGCGTCACGTTGCGCCAGATCCGGCGCAGGCTGCCGCCTTCTATGCCGTAGGCTGCAAGCTCGGCGACGATGGGATGGAACCGGCCGTCGAAGTCGTCCCCATCGTCGCCCCGGCTTCCCCCTTTGGGATTAGTCCCGAGACGTCCAGAAGTTCAGCAATGCTGGTGTTGAGGGCGGCGAATTCGTTCGGCCGCAATCGCTTGGCCAGGTCGTCCGCTGACGGCGCCTGGTCGGTCAGGCTCAGGCCCGCGGCGATGATCTCCAGCGATGCACGCGCTTGCCCGACGGTGTCTTCGGCGGTGCCCAGCTCTTTGATGTGCGGCCATGCGCGCTCGAGCGTGTATAGCACCAGCGTGGGAACGACGATCGGCTCGCCCCCGATGATGAATGTAACGCTATCCTTCATCACGGCACCTTATGACGACGACGACATATACATGACGTTGCCAGAGCTGTTCTGGTACGCCTCGAAGTCCAGCTCAGGCATCGCATAGTCGTCGACCTTGGTCGGCAGCGTGAACTTCGACGAGACACAGGAATAGAGAGTGAACAGGAACGTGCTGCCCTCATAGAGCTGCGTGAAGTCGATACGGAACCGCGGCGCGGCACCCATCAGCGGGTTCGAAAGCGTGAAGGCGTAGCCGCTGGTCGCGGTGTATTCGTAGTCAATCAACACCGCGGCGCCGGCGTCGCCGGTCGAGAACGTATAGGTGCCGGACGAGTAGGTGTATTGGCCGGTTGTCGGGTTCGACGTGACGAAGGTCAGCGGCAAGCCGGTGGCAGCATAGCGAACGCCCAGGTCGTTCGAGAATGTCGCGCTGTTCGATACCGCCGCCGTGTAAGGGCCGGATGCCGGGACGGTATGCGCTTCCTGATAGACCGCCAAGGTCTGGCCGGTGGCGATCGTTGAGCCGAAGAACGCGGAGTTGAAGATCGGCGCGCTGATCTGTGCGAACTTGGCTTTGCCGGAGATCTTCGACTTACCGCGCGCGACGTCGAGCGCGTACTGATTCTGGCCATACAGCTGCTTCAGATCGCCGCTGACATCCAGGCTTAGATCCTGGAAGGCGCCGAAACGGATCGGCGTCTGGTTCGCGATGTCATTCCGCAGCGCATACATAATGCCGCTGCCAAAGCCGAATTCGATCGACATGGCTGTGTAGCTCCATCGGTGGGAAGGGCAGCGCCGTCACGACGCTGCGGGAGGCTCAGGCTTGCGGTCTCAGCTTCTCGCCGAGTTTCGGAAGCACGGCGACAATGTGGTTATAGACATCGACGTTGCGTGACGCGGGCGAATTATGGATGTTCTCCATAAGCCACTCCTGCGCCGCTTTGTTGAATCGCTCGGCCCATTCGTCCGGCGCGGCATCTGCTTCCATTGTCACGGAACCCTTATTGCGATGGGAACGATTGCGCCGCCCAACCCACTCGGATCGGTATCGCCCGTCTCTTTGTAAGTCTGACCTTCGATCCGGCAGTAATGAACAAGGCCGCCGAGTGTGCATGCGTTGCGGACCGGATCATCGACCGCAAAAGCTGCCTCGATTGCATCCAGTATGGGATTGATAATCGTGGCGCCTGGAACGGTCTTGTCGTCATTCGTGAAGACGACCAAGACCTCCGCGCGCCAGACTCTATTCGGTGGCTTCGGCGTAGATTGATCGGTTTTCTCCGGTTGCTCCCACAGCATCAAAGCTGGTTGATCGACGAGAGGCACCTGCGTCGGGAGAGTGACCCTGCGGCTCCAGCTTACCGTCCCCTGAAGGCCGACCAGCTTTGCGAACACCGCCTGGTATACTTGCTCGCGCGTGGCCATCAGCCGAGCCTCGCCGCGTCCCATGCGGCCGCCTGGAATGCATCACGGATAGCGTTGCGCCGCGTCTCCAGAGCGTAGCGTAGGAACGACCGTTCAGGCATGCGCGAGCCTGGGTGTTGCACGCTCTTGGCGAACACCGTGTCGCCCGATGTCGAGCCGCTCTTGAACGCCGCGGCGCCGGGCATCGCGAATGCCAGCACGGAAGCGTTGCGTGGCAGGATCTCGTGCGGGCGTGTTACGCCGCCGTATTCCTGGATCCGCAGATATGGCAGCCCGAAGG